TCATGCCACCTTGTTCGACCGCCACTCGGCGACGGCGACGGCCTTTTCAGTTGCCGCATCCGCGCCACCTTCCAGGGTGGCCCACAGCACACGTGGCCAACCATCGAGCCCCTTGTAGTGGGGAATCCCGTTCAGCACCAGAAACTCCTGCTGGCGCTCCTTGTAGGGAGTGCCGCACAGCTCCCGCATCGACTCCCGGGACAGGCACAGTGCGCCTGCGCTCGGGTTGGCCTGCTTCTTCGTGGCCATGGTGTCCTCCTTCAGTTCGTGGCCAGCGCAGCGCGCAGCTGCTCGGTGGCGGTGTTCATGCGATTGCCTCCAGCGGCAGTCCGTGCTGGTGGCCAGAATGCTGGGCTGCGGGGGAGATCCACAGACATTCGGTGCGGGTCGCTCCGCCACGTCCCGCGCTGATGCGTGCCCTTGTCTCTACCCGCTGCCATCCGGTCAACGTCTCGTCGTACAGCTCCGTTCGATATCCACTGACGACAACCATTCCGCGTAGTGCGAGCAGCGCTGCCAGTAGCTCCTGGTGATCCTCGAAAGCCATTTCGTGCTTGTAGTATCCAGCCTTACCGGCCTGCATCACCCGGGTGCTGTGCACGTAGGGTGGGTCGACGTAGTGGAGTGTCTGCGGTGTGTCGTGCTGCCGCATGACCTCGATCGCCGGTCGATTCTCCACAAGGACGCCGCTGAACCGATCCGCGATTGCGGCCAGGCCATCAGGGAACTTCAGCCAGTGATGCTGCGCGGTGCCATAGGCACGTTGCGAGTCGATGCGGAACCCGGTCTTCCCCTTCGTTGCGCCAGCAGAACCAAAACCCATCTGCGCACGCACTACCAAGCGGCGGGCGCGCTCTACCGGATCTGCCGTAGGCTCCCACGCCTGATCGAACTCGGCGCGGGCATAGGGCGTCAGCCGGCAGGCTTCGATCAGTGATTCGCGCTGCGCGATGTTCTGCAGGACGCGGAAGAAGTTCACGACATCCCCGTCCAGATCGTTGTAGACCTCGGCATAGCTGCGAGCCTTCGTGAGCAGCACACCTGCGGCACCTCCGAAGGGCTCCACGTAGGTGCGGTGCGCTGGCAGGTGTTGGTGAACCCAGCCGGAGATCCGGAACTTCGCGCCGTGATATCGGAATGCTGGAGCGGTAATCATGCGAACAGGTCCAGTTGGGCCGGCAGCGCTGGCGGCGGCGGTGGGGCAGCGATGGCCAAGGACGCGAGTCTTACGCGGATCAGGCACTCACCCTCACCGCGCATCTGCCACGGCCGGCCGGCGATGGGCACAAGGTCGAGGTAGCCACCACCGCCTCCCACGCGGTCCTTGATCTTCACCTGGTAGTAGTCCCTGCCACCGAACTGTGTGTGGTGCCCAGGACACGGCCGTACCGAAACGACAGTGAAAATCGGGATCAAACGATGCCACTCGCTGGCCCGCACTTCATCGTCGTAGTGCCACGAGCCATCCAGATCGCGGTCCATCGAGATAACCTGGTCGCCCACTTTGAAAGGCTCCAGGTTCTCGACGTCGCCGTGCGCAGACTTATGGATCGGAGGGAAGAAATCGCGGATGGCGAAGAACAGCCCGCGGCCGTTCGCGTCGGTGAACTCGGCAATGGGGAAGTAGGCAACGGCGATGCCGCCTTCCCGCAGCAGGTAGAAGGCGGAGCCGCACCGGGTCGGTCCCGCCGCCTCGTGCTTCCGCAGCGACTGCCGCGACCAGCCGCTTTCCAGCAGGTCCAGAACGACACGCTCTGCGAGATCCATTCCGATCTCCAGGTGCATCACTCGCTCGCGCTGTGCCTCAGCCATGGGCGCACCTCCGCCAGCACCAGCGCAGCCCATTGCGCGCGGCACGGCATGCGCGGCTGATCGCCCACAGGGTGGCGATGCCAGCCGCAAACCCGGCCAGGGCGAACACGTGGACCATTGCAGCGGTGAGGAGCTGGTCAGCCATGGGCGTCTGCCTGGTCTTGGTAGAACTCATGGGCGCGATCCAGCTCGGCGCGGAGGTAGTCCTGCCACCAGTTGACGTCGCCACCGCCGCCGTCGCCCAGCAGGCCGGCGTCGTAGCGATCCAGCTGCAGCCCCAGGTTCACGGCCTGCACGGGCGGAGCGGCGAGAAGCGATGCGATGGAATCAGCCTTGACCGTGTGCAACGTCTCCGAGCATTCATTGCATCCCAGCACGAAGACGCAGGTCACGTCGTGAGTAGTCAGTCGCCCATGAGGAACGTCGTTGACCGCGCGAACATGGGCGAACCATTCCAGATCGGTGCTTTCGCAGTGCCTGCAGCGGGTTGGCGCGCCCGGCACCACCACGGCCACGGGCTCCCCCGCCGGCTGGCGGGCGGCGAGGGCGGTGCGTGCGTAGTCCTGCATCTGCGAAGCGGTGTAAAGGTTGTTCTGCAAGCCCGTCTTGCTGATCGGGTAATTCGGGTGTGGTAGCGCGGGAAGCTCATCCCCCTGACCATCCGGGGAGGGCTGGGCGGAGAGGACGCGTGCATTCCAGTATTCTGTCATCGAGGTCCGCAGCCAATCGATTCCGTAGCGGAGGGTGCGCTGGTGCCGCTGGATGCAGCCCATGCTCTTGCACTTCAGGGTGAGTCCGTTGTTCTTGTAGGGCACGAACTCGGCATCGTTTCCGCAGAACGGACACGGCAGCAGCGCATCCCCCAGCCTCACCCTCCCACCGGGCTGCACGTCCGCCAGGGTCTTGTTGTCGTTGGTCATGCGGATGCTCCCTTCTTCGTTCGGCTGTTGTGGCCACCCTCGACCACCTGGCGGCGGCTGATGGTGGATCGGTCGATGGGGCTGTTGCCGAGCTTCTGGACCTTGCCGCCCGAGCGCAGGAACTGCGCCACGTCGTCGGCGATCTCGGCCCGCTGGCGGTTCTTCTCGGCCTGCGTGGCCAGGTCGAAGGTCGGCTGTACGTGGATGCTGGTCATGCGTGGTCACCCAGCGCACGTACAGCCAAACGTCCACGAACTGGCCGCAGCTGGAGCCGATATCGGCCTTGAACCCAAGGTCGCGCAGTTCTTTCAGGATGGCCTTGCACAGCGCCGGGTACTTGTCCTCGGTCGTGTAGCAGGAGCCGTCACCGAATCCGTACTCGCGGGTGATGTACTCGCGCTTCCCGTTCTCGGCTGCGGACCTGATGCCTTTCAGGATCGTGTCGACCGCAAAGGTCGGATCCTTCGAGCGGGTGATGCTCTCGGCCATCGCGGCCGTCAAACGTTCCGTGCTCATGCGTGGCTCCTCAGCAGCACGCGGCGCACTGGCCCGTGCCAAAGGTTGGTGAGGTTGTTCAGGCGGACCTGCAGCGGATCGCGCCGCAGGGGGCGCAGCGGGTCGTGCAGGCGGCGCTCGGTGTTCCGGCAGGGCGCGCACGCGGCGGTGGCCTTGCCGTTGATCAGGGGGAAAAACCGCAGCGGCAGCCGGGCAGCGCACTTCGTGCAGGTCTTCATGGCTGCTCCAGGCGCGGCTTGCTGAGGTTCGCCCAGGTGAGCGGGTATGGGCCACGACGCACGCGCTTGTCGGCGGTGGTCTTCGACACACCCAACTGCTCGGCGATCTCGCGCATGGTGTAACTCTTGCCGTCCACCACCCGGGCGAACAGTGCAGCCTTGGCCCTGCCTCCGCGCACGGTGCCGATGTGGTTGAACTTGTAGTTGAGGCCCCTCATGCGGCCTCCTGGTGATCATCAGCGCGCAGGCTCTGCTCGAACCCGACGACCATCTGCCGGAACGGTTCCAGGTCGGCGCGCAGCTTGGCGATGAACGCCTCGTCGCGGTCGAAGCGGCGCCACCACAGCTGCTTGCCCACGGCGGCCAGCGCCGGGCAGAACAGGCCGATATGCCACCACTGCCGGTCGGTCAGCCACATGCAGCCCTGGGCCTGCTCGAACACCTCGCTCGCATCGTTGTCGATGTGGAACGTGCGCAGCTTCTGCGGATCGAGGAAGCACTTGTATTCACTGCCGCCGTCCTCGCCGATGAAGCCGTCGGCCGAACAGCCGTAGTCGCCGCACTCGCTCAGCACGAACCCGGCGCGCTTCACCAGCAGGCCGGACTGCACCTCATGCTCGGCGCGGGCCTGCGGCTCCAGCTCATGGCCTCGGCGCATGGCGAACGTCTCGAAGCCCTCATCCAGCGGCTCGCCGCTGATGCGCTCGATAGCCAGCCGGAAGGCGTAGTTCTTCGAAGCCTCGCTGAAATCGCCTATGGGCTCGCCGGCGATGGCCTTCTCGATGATGGCCGAGCGCGGAACGGCCTTGTAGCCGGCATGCTCCGCCGCCGCCTTCGACGCCATACCCGCCAGCACCGAGTCCACATACAGCTGCTGCTGGTCGGTCAGCTCGCCCACGCGCGAGCGCGCGGTGGCGAACATGCTGGCGGTGATGACCCCGGCCCTGGCGTTGTGCCACGCATCGCTGCCCTGGTCGCAGTGGATCAGCCTCATCCGACCACCTCCGCTGCGGCGCGCTCGGCCTCAGCCTTCAGCGACTCCAGCCCCGAGCCGCCGATCAGCTTGCGCTGCTGCGGGGTGAGCTTCGACCACGCCTCACCCAGAGCGTCCAGACCGGCCATGCCAATGTCCTGCAGGCTGGCATACAGCGCGGTGCGCTCGGCCTCCTGATCCTCCGACAGCGGCGGGGGCAGCGACTGCTGCTGGACCTGCTGGCCGGACAGAACTGCCAAGCCTTCGCCGCCATCGGTGTTCAGGTGGTGGATCGCGGTGTCCAAGCGTTCGGTCTTCGGCCAGTACTTGTAGGCGCGCTTCACGACCGTCTTCTTCGCCATCTCGCCCCAATCGGTCAGCCACGGGCAGGACTTCTGCTTCGAGATCCATGCCTTCCATGCCGACGAGCGGCCACGGATGGCGTTGATCTCCTCCACCGACATTGCGTCGGTCAGGTAGTCGCCGTCGGCGGTCTTCACCACCACGTAGACACCGACGACCTCGCCACGGTCCTTCGCAAACGGATTGCGGATGTGGGTCGGTTGCTGGTCAATGCCATTGAGGCCGAAGGTGTCGTTCTCGTAGACCAGCTCGGCCTGACCCCACCGGATCGAACCTGAGTCGATGGCCAGGTCCATCAGGCCCATGTAGCTGATGTCGAGGCAGATCTTGCCGTCGCGGGGGACCAGGTAGGCCTGCTTCTTCGCAGGGTTCAGGCTGATGCCGATGGCTGCGATGTTGACGACCGCCGCGATGACCGACGACCGGTTCTGCATCGCGATCTTCATCGCGTAGTCGTTGCTGTAGAGCGTCTGCAGGGCGAACTCGGCCTCGCGGTCGAAATTGATGGACCGATCAGACAGCACCGAGGCGAAAGAGTCCTTGGTGCCGTAGACCGAATCCTCGATGGTGACGATCTGGTTCATGGCTGCTCTGCTGGTAGGTAGATAGATGCCGGCGTCGTGGAATCCCGGCCGGCGCGGGGCCCGTGAGGGCGGGGAAATTCAGCCGCGCACGCTGCTGGTTGCAGCCCATCGGGCTTTGGCAGCGTCACGATCGGTGTGGGCTTGGTGGATCTCGGCGATGCGCAGCGGCACGACGACGGCGGCGAACAGCGCGACGGCGGCCCAGGCGATGCGTAGGCGAAGGCTCATTGCGCACCGCCAGTGGCCTTGGCGATGGCGGCGCGGGCGGCTGCGACCAGCTGGCCGAAGGCGCTATCGGGGTCGTGATCGATGCGGTCGGAAACGTCATCGACCAGTTCGGCGACGTAAAGCAGCTCCGGCGCGGCGGCGATCAGGCGGGCGTTGGCCTCCTGTTCGGCTTCATCTGCGGGCCAGTTGGGCGACCAGACCTCAACCCAATCGTTGTTGAGGCAGTGATGGATGGTTGCGATCTGTCCGGTGTGGACGTTGTTGCGATCCGTTTCCCACGGGCCCGGGGTGTGCTTACTGCTCATCGTCGTTTTCCTCCACGCACAGGCCGTCCACGGCCTCGCGGTTGTGATCGGTGTCGGTGGGTTCGCACGCGGCCAGAGCGGCGCGCAGACGGTCGTCGGCGGCCATCTGGTCGGCCAGGTCACGGGCTGCGAGCGAGTCGTGGGCGGCGGCGAGAACTTCGGCGATCAGGTTGCGAGCAAGGCCCAGCTCGTTGGCGGGGTCAGCATTCGGCAGGTCGATCGCAAGAACGCATTGCAGCCCGTACATCACCTGCAGCACGTCGATGCTGCGGCTCACGACAGCACCGCCTGTACCGTCACGGTGAAGACCACGCCGAGGCAGAAGGCCAGCAGGTAGCCCGAAGCCAGCTTCAGCGCCTGGAAGTGCAGGGCTCGGTCGGCGGCGGTCATGCGGCCTCCATGGCGTCGAGCGCCTTGGTTGCTTCTTCCAGTTCCGTTTCCAGCGATTCAATGTGCTGGTTCTTCTCCGCGATGCGCTCTTCCAGCTCGGCGATGGTCTGCTGGGCCTGGATGAGTTCGAGGTAGGCGTTGTCCAATGCCTCGCGCAGCGGGATGGTCGCTTCGTCCTTGATGCTCTCGACCAGATTTTTCAGCACATCCTCGATCGCAGATGGGATGGCCTCGATGGCCTTGTCCCTCAACTTGTCCAGCTTCGGGCAGGTTTCCCCGATGGCATCGAAGGACAGGCGGCGGGCTTCGCGCTCGTTGGCCCAGCTCATGCCGCCACCTGCTGCAGTGCGCTGGCCATGTCGTTGGCGCACATCTGTGCCCGGGCCAGCATGTCGACCGCAGCCAGCCCGCTGCAGGGGCGCATGGCGCGCATCCGGTACAGGTTGTAGTGGTACCGACGCTCAGCTGCGCGGCGCTCGCTCATGGCCCATCCGAAGCGGCCGTTGCGGTACTTCGCCACCAGCAGCAGCGGGTCGATCAGGCCGTCGGCAATCTCGCCCTCACCGCTGCAGCGGCCGCAGGTCACGCCGTACTCGCACTGCGGATCACCACTGGCGCTGTCGTTGCGGACGTGTTCGCCGGTGCCGTCACAGTCCGGACAGGCGATGAAGCCGTTGGCCGGATGCAGCGGCAGGCCGCGCTCTTCCCGGGAAAGCTCGCTGGAACGCTTGTGGTCGCGGACCGACGCATAGCCAGTCCGGGTGGTCGAGCGGGGCAGTCCGAATGCGATGGCGGCCATCTTCGTCTCCAAGCCCCGGCCCGGGATGGGCTGTGGTGGGGCGTTGGCGACTAAGATATGCACAACGGGATATTGATGCAATCCCGAACGGGATAATTTTATGCATCAGCCGACGAACGGTAGGTAGAACCTCTACCTACCGCCGTTTATCAGGGATTCGTACAGAAGAGCCTCCAGACAGACTCGTTCACGCTGTCGGGCGAGATAGCGTCAACGCTGCTCAGCGGGCCGCCGCTAATGTACTCGCCCTTGTTGTCATGCATGGATTGGGACAGGTAAGTCGCGGTCATGGCTTCGCAGGAGTAGCGGATTCTCGCTTTATGCTCCGTGACCCTAGCGTCTCCGCGTGGAAGAGGCTTCCCGCCATTGGTGAAGCGTAGCCAGACGGTGACGTTTCCCCCGGAGCGGACAACAGTCTCCTTATCAACGCTGGTTTCAATGCCCGAAGGTGACCTGCCGATGGAAAGCCATCGGCTGTCGTCGCCGGCGGCGATGGCCATAGCCGGAGCTACGGCAATCAACAGAAAGAACATGCGTTTCATCTTTCCCCCTGGTTAGATCAATTGTTCCCTGACCAGCCCTGCATCATCGAACCCAATGCCCTCGACACGGCATTCCCTGGCTCGCTCCATTTTGTCCTTCAAATCCATCAGTTCATCGTCGGTCAAGCACTCAACGACGCCGCGCACATGTGCAGTCTCTTGCCGGACAAGCCACGCGAGCCAGTACATTCTGGCGAGGTCTTTGATCCTGGCGCAGACAACGTCCCGCAAGGCGCTATCCATCCCTGATCGCTGGAAGGCGATCACCTGGCCCCGCCGGACAAGAGTCGGTGTGGGCTTTGCCCGAGGCTGGACGCCCATCGCCACAGCCATTTCCATTGCCAGTTCCTTCAGCCGCTCGTCGCTGATTGCCATGTCATCGTCCTCACCCTGTTTTGCGGAGTTCGGCAGCAAAACGGCGTAGCGCGACGATGACGTTGCTATCGTCCAAGACGCCTTCGGCACCCTCATCCCGGACCACCTTCATGGCCACGTAGAGGCGTTCCGCATAGGTGTCGGGGGAGGGGGCATCGGGGGATATGGCCTCCAGCTCGCGCACCAGCTTCACTGCGGCCTCGACTATGGCGCGCTCGGATCCCACCGGCTGAGACTGTGACGGCGCACCTGAACTCGATAGGTCTTTCCACATCAGGTCGCTGATCGGAACTCCGAAGTGCGCTGCAAGCTGGGCCAGCTTCTCGGGGTTGGGCTTGCTGATCTTCCCGGTCATATAGCGGCTCACCCAGGACTGGCCCGCCCCCGAGGCGACTGCGGCGTCAGCAGCGGTCGTTCGGTTGATGGCAATCAGGTGTCGCAGATTTCGGCGAGGCAGATCATCGGCATGCATATGGGGATGATCCCGCATACCGTTCGTCGGACAAAATGCATTTGGGGATTCCAATGGTATCCCGAATGGGATATTTTCCGGCGCTATGAACCCATCACTCGCCATTGAACGTCTCCGTGCTGCTGGGCTGACCGAACAGAGCATTGGCTCTGCTGTGGGCGCCCGGCAGTCCACCATCAACCGGATCCGACGCGGCCTGATGCAGCCGACCTACGAGGTGGGCAAGGCGTTGGTCGATCTCGCCATCACTACCGAGCGCAAGGCCGCTCGTCGTCGGCGCGCCTGACATGACCACCTCACCGACCCCGGGCAGGGAAGGGAACCACGGTGCCGCTGCCGGGAGCGGGTGGGTTCTTTCGCTCCACCTGGGTGATTCGCACCCGATCGCCGTAACGCCTCAGCACGAACAGCCGGCCTGCAACTGGCACCAGTTCAACGACACCGCTCGACCGCGTCACCTCTGAATTCACTTGGCTCAATCCGTTGTGGGTTGGGCCTTTATTCCGCCCAAAGGCGCTTGGAAACGATAGGCAACGCATGGAAACCCTTGGCAACCAAAAGTCCCTCCCGCTCGCATTTGGCGTGCACAGGGCCCCGAAAGACGCTCCGCCGCAGATCGTTCGCCAGATCGAGTCGGCGGCGCACGCGCTGGCCGTGATGATCCGCGCCGGCCACCACAAGCTGGAGTACGTGGCGGCCTGCATCGGCAAGTCGAAGTCCTACGTCTCGCGGATGCAGAACGGCGTCCGCCCGATCCCCGAGAAGCTGGTCGGCCCGCTGTGTGCCGCGACCGGCTCCAACCTTCTCCGCCAGTTCCTCAGCCTGCAGGCCGCCCTCGACGGCATCTGCGAGGTCGAGCGTCTGGCCGACCTGATGAGGTCCGCCAATGAAGAACCGCGAGCTGCTGCAGCGACTGGACGAGTGCATCCGGGTCATCGAGTCCAGCCCGCCTATGACGCGCGAGGAGATCGTCGCGCACCTGTCCCGATGCGCGGCCGAGCAGGCCAGGGCGGAAGCCCGGCGCACGGCTACGCCGCAGCCTGACCTGTTGGGAGCTGCGTAGTGGCCCGCATCCGAACAATCAAACCCGAGTTCTTCACCAGCGAGGACATCTGCGGCCTGTCACCCTTGGCGCGGCTGCTGTACGTGGCCCTGTGGTGTGAGGCAGATCGCGAGGGGCGCCTGACGTGGAAGCCGCGCACGTTCAAGCTGCGCTACTTCCCGGCTGACGACTGCGACATTGACGCGTTGGCACGCGAGATTGTCGCGTCGGGACTCGTCGTGCAGTACGGCGACGGGCTGGCTTTCATCCCGCAGTTCGCCAAGCACCAGCACATCAACCCCCGTGAAGCGGCTTCTACCCTCCCCAATCCTCCCGTCACTGACGAAAACGAACGCGTAACTGACGCGTCGGCACGCGTCACTGACACGCAGGTAGGAAGGGAAGGGAAGGGAAAGGAAGGGAAAGATAAAAGCCCCCCTAACCCCCCACAGGGGGGAAGTGACGATGGGGAAGGTCAGCAGCAGAAGCCCAAGCGGTCGGCAAAGATCAGCTTTGCTGCATTCCGGGCTGAGTGCGAGGAGGCAGGGGAGAACCTGATTCCTGTCGATGACGCGGTGTTCGCCTACGCCGACCGTATCGGACTGCCCCACGACTTCGTCGCCCTGGCATGGCGCTGGTTCAAGGCCCGGTACGCCGACAAGCAGCAGACCGGCGTGCGCGGCTGGCGCCAGACGTTCCGCAACGCTGTCGAGGGCAACTGGCCGAAGTTCTGGTTCCCGACCGAGGACGGCAGCTGGCAGCTGACCACGGCCGGCAAGCAGGCAAAGCTGGCCGCCGAGGCTGACGCCGGGGAGGCCGAATGAACGCGGTCCTGGCTGACTTCCCGCACGACGACCTGCGCCAGCTGCCGCAGTCCCGCGACGCCGAGCAGTCCGTGCTGGGCGCACTGATGCTGGACCCGGAGGGTTTCCCGAAGGTCTCCGAGTGGCTGAAGGCCGAGGACTTCTACGGCCGCGACCACCAGCTGATCTACACCTCCATCGTGGACCTGGCTGCGACCGACAAGCCGTTCGACCCGGTGACGATGGGCGACTGGTTCGCAGAACGCGGTGAGCTGGAGATGGTCGGCGATGGCGCCTACCTGATCGAACTGGCCGCAACCACACACTCCGCCGCCAACGTGGTCGCCTATGCGGAGATCGTGAAGGGCAAGGCCACGCAGCGGCGCCTGATCGAGATTGGCGCCCAGCTGTCGGCGAAGGGCTTCAACCCGGAAGGGGAGGACGCCTCGGTCATCGTCGCGGACGCCACGCAGGCGCTGTCCGAGATCGCCAGCATCCGGCGCGGCTCGGTGAAGGGCGCCAAAGAGATCGGCAGGCGCTGGTATCAGGAGCTGGCCAGTAGGGTAGAGAACAACGGCCAGGCGCTGGGCCTGCTGACCCCGTGGACCGGGTTCAACCGGCGCACGCGTGGCCTGCAGGACGGGCACCTGGTCATCGTTGCCGGCCGCCCGAGCATGGGCAAGTCGGCATGGGCCATCAACGTGGCCGTGGCCGCTGCACTGCGTGGGAAGCGGTGCCTGGTGTTCAACCTGGAGATGACCGACACCAGCATCTACAACCGCGGCATAGCCTCCCTGGCCAACGTCCCGCTGGCGTGGCTGCAGCAGCCCGGCGAGAAGGACGACGAGAACTGGAACAAGGTCACGCAGGCAACCAAGCAGCTCAACGCGTCGGGCCTGCTGATCGATGACACGGCCGGGCTGTCCGAGCAGCAGATCGTGGCGCGGTGTCGGCGCGAGCGGATGAAAGCCCCGATCGGGCTGGTGGTGGTCGACCACCTGCACCTGATGCCGCTGCCGGGCAAGACCCGCGAGACGGTCGAGATCGGCCACATCACCGCTGGGTTCAAGAAGCTGGCCAAGGAGCTGTGCTGCCCCGTGGTGCTGCTGTCGCAGCTGAACCGCTCGCTGGAAACCCGGCAGAACAAGCGCCCGCAGATGTCCGACCTGCGCGAGTCGGGAAACATCGAGCAGGACGCCGACCTGATCGTGTTCCTGTACCGCGACGACTACTACAGCGAGCGCGAGGGCGTGCGCTCGTCGCTGGACGGCTTCGTGGAAATGATCATCGCCAAGCAGCGAGAGGGCGAGACCGGCCGCGCCTGGGGCCGCAACGCGCTGGCCTATGGCCGGATCGATGACTACGACGGCGAAGACCCGGTGGTCCCGCAGAACCAGACGGGCGGCAAGCGCTCAGGGGGGATGGACTGATGGTCCCGGCATACGAACTGGAGCGCGCCCGCCAGACCGGCCGGTGGATGCGCGACGCACACAAGGACCGGAATTCGGTCCCGCTCTACGCCATGGGCGAGGACGGGCTGGCGCTGCGCCGGGCTTGGCTGGCCGGCTACGACGAACGAGACGAGCAGATCAGGAGGAAGCGGTGATGGCTAAGTTCTTCGTGGGGCAGAGGGTGAGAGTGGTCAGTTCCACCCGGCACCCCCAATTCGTGGGCGCTGAAACGCGCATAGAAGGCATTGATGACCATCATCGTTCCCCGTACATCCTGGCTCTGAGGTACGGATTCCGGAGAGTTCGATCAAAAGCGCTAAACATCGAGCCCATCCTCCCCGAAGGCGCAGCCCCGAGCGTCTACACGTTTCAGCAGCTGATGGACAGCCTGCAGGAGGTGTCGGCATGAAGCGCACCTACCTGATCGACCCGCAGAACAACCGCAACTGGCCGCAGGTGATTTCCAACGTCGTGAGCGGCATCAACGACTGGATCAAGGGCGGCCCGGTGCAGATCACCTTGGACGAGCCGAAGCGGACGCTGGACCAGAACGCGGCGATGTGGCCGGCGCTCAGCGACATCGCCAATCAGGTGCCGCTGGTGATCACCCGCCGCGACGGCAGCACCAGGCAGGCCACGCCCTACGACTGGAAGGACGTGCTGACCGCTGCGTTCGAGGAAGAGACCGAGTGGGCGCCCGGCCTGCGCGGTGGCGTGGTGATGCTCGGCGCCCGGACCAGCAAGTACAGCCGCCGGAAGATGGGCGAATTCCTCACCTTCATCCACGCCGAGTTCTCGGACCGGGTGCGCTGGTCGGACAGCGCTGTGGAACGACTGGCGCAGTTCGCGCCGACCACCAAACAGCAGAGGAAAGCAGCATGAAGTGGCTCAAAGACAAGATCTTTTTCATCGTAGCCATCGGCGGATTCTCGCTGCTCGTCGGCGGCTGCGTGCGTTGGCAGTGGAACGAGTGCCGAGGGGTGGGCCACGGCGTCCTGTATTGCATCCACGACATGGGGAGCCGCTGATGAACCTCGAACAGATCGACACCAGCACTACGGCCGGAACAATCCGCCGTCTACTGTGCGTAATCCGTGGTCATGCCGGAATCGACAGCAAAGGGCGCTGCAAGAAGTGCCGCTCGGAAGTGGACTGCCTGCCACGTGGGTGGCGGAACCCCACAAGGAAGCAGTCCGTGTGTTCCCAGCGATCTGGCCCAGATGAGGTGTGGCTGACATTCAATGAGGCTGGGAAGCTATTCGCAACGTCCGATTGTCGTCCGGAATGGCATCAGCCCGGCATCAGCCACGTCCGCTACATCCGCGCCGACCTCGCTGGGGAGAAGGGCTGATGGACGCCATCGAGAAGCGGGCGCGGGAGGTGCTGGCCCGCATGGAGAAAGCGAAACGGAACGAGCGCGGCCATTGGTGCGATGCGCGGGCAGCCGTGGATTCTGCGTGCGATCTGCTGCCTGCCATCATCGCCGCCCTCACGCCGCCCGAGGGCTACGTGCTGGTTGAAGCGAGCATCTTCGACGCGATGCGCGAGTTCGTGACTGGTTTCCACGGCATGAGTCGGAACAACGCCGAGAATCTCGCGGCTGAGATCCTTGAGCATCTGAACGCCGCTAGATCGGAGGTACCGTGATGGCGAACATCGAGCGTTCACTGACGTACCGATGCAGTGATGACTGCGAGATGAGCGGCTGTCCCGGTCACACCGGCATCCTGTTCTACCAGAGCACATCAGACACCTACAGCTTCAGCTTGAACGGGCGGGTCCTGCACTTCGAGCGTGGTGAGCTGCAGGCGTTGGTGGATCTGCTGCGATCACTGGATCGCATCGATGCTGTGCAGGTGGGGTCATGAGGACGAAGAACGCGAAGGCATTCACCCCCGCCGAGCGCGCGCACCTGGAAGCCGTGAAGCATCTGCCCTGCAGCGTGTGCGATGCGCCGGCGCCGTCGGATGCCCACCACATCAACCAGGGCCAGCACTTCACCACCGTGGCGCTCTGCAAGGACTGCCACCAGGGCAGCTTCAACGGGATTCACGGTCAGAAGCGCATGTGGACCGTCATGAAGATGGACGAGCTGGCCGCCTTGAACGTGACCCTGCAGCGGCTGGGGCAGAGGAGCGCGGCATGAACGACAAGATCGATCACTCCGCAGTGACTGCTTGGCTCCGTGGCGCGACCACCTTTGAGCTGATCGACGTGCTGGAAACGGCCCGCAGCATGTACGACAAGAAGCAGAACGAGGACAGGGTGACGACGGTCGAAGTGATTGTCGATGACATACGTATAGCCAGCTTCAACGCCGGTGAGCAGATCAAAGCTCTGGAGTACCTGATCAGCCACAAGGATGAAATCGAGGGCTCGGAAATCCAGCTCAGGAATAGACGTGTCGTCAAGTCAGAGCTGGAAGCAGAACTGAGAGAGAGGTGGTGGAATGACTGATCCTTCAGCTATCCAGAACGAGCTGATCCTGCCGTGGCCGCACAAGGACTTGTCGCCGAACGGGCGCGTGCACTGGGCGCGCAAGGCAAAGGCGGCAAAGCGGGCCCGATCCGACGCGGCTTGCCTGGCGTTCCATGCGGGGTGGCGCCGGACGGTGTTCCCGCAACTGCGGGTCCACCTGCATGTCACGTTCTACCCGCCGACCAAGCTCATGCCCGACGACGACAACATGCTCGCCCGGTTCAAGCCGTACCGGGACGGAATCGCCGACGCTCTCGGCATCGATGACAAGCGGTTCATCAGCCACCCGCTGGTCAGCACTGAGGTCCGGAAGGGCGGCCAGGTAGTGGTGCGGATTACAGCAGGGCCGGTGCTATGACCCCGACCTTCAACCAGTACACGACGCCGGAGCTGGAGATCGTCGCCCGGCTGGACCACGCGCTGGCCGACGAGATCTTCAGCCTGCACCGGAAGGGCTACGACGTGCGCGAGGTGCTGCACGAGGCCCGCGCGCTAAAGACCGAAGCGCAGCTGATGCGCCGCGAGATCAACCGCAGGAAACAGGCCAATTCAACAGGGGCAGGCTATGAACATTGACACCTTCGGGGTATACGTCCGAGCTGAGTTGGAGCATTGGGGCCGGGAATTCGCGTTGCACAGAGATTGCGAGTACCTGGGGCACCAGTCCAAGAACCTGCTGGCTGTCCTGATCGAACACCAGGGCGACATGCCCGGCCGGGCGCAGGGCTACAAGCCGATGGAGACTGACCTGAGGGCGCAGCGGATCGAGGACGTGGTGGCTTACGTCTGGCGCACTAACCGCGATATGGCTATCGTCCTGCGCGCTTACTACTGCGGCAGCGGTCGGCGCAAGAATGAGCGCTGGGAGACGGCAAATCTTCTCCTTTCCAATGCCGGCAGTCCGGTGATCTCAAAAACCGGGTATATGGAACTGGTGAGGAGAGGCGAGGACCGAGTTCGAGGCTTTCTGGAGGGGATGGGATTTGTCATACCCCTTGACAGGTCAGACCTGCAGGTGGCATAAATCAGCTACGTTGCCAAAGTTGCCCCTAGTCCTCGTGGACTGGGGGCTTTTTCGTTCTGGAGCCTTTATGTCTGCCTTGGCCTACGCCGTCTCCCTCGTGAAGCGGTGGGAGGGTTGCAAGCTTGAGGCATACCCGGACCCGGGCACTGGCGGGGATCCTTGGACGATTGGATATGGGGCAACCGGCCCCGGCATCGCTAAGGGCGTGAAATGGACCCAGGCGCAGGCAGATGAGCGCCTGGCTCAGGACGTTACCCGGTTCCTGAAGGGCGTGCAGTCGGCGGTGAAGAAGCCAGCCACTGACGCACAGATCGGGGCCATGACCAGCTTGGCCTACAACATCGGAGCCAAGGCGTTCGCCAGCTCCACGTTGCTGCGGAAGTTCAACGCCGGGGACGTTGCTGGTGCAGCTGCCCAGTTCACCCGTTGGAACCGGGCTGGTGGTCGGGTCATGAAGGGCCTGACCAACCGGCGCCTGGACGAGCAAAGGGTGTTCCGGGAATGAGCGAAACCATGGACATCCTGGTCCGAATCCTCGCCATTGTCGTCCCCTGCCTGATGCTGGGCGTAGGGGCGCTGACGGGCTGGATCTGGATGCTCTGGCAGGACCACAACAAGCACAAGCTCTATGTGGCCGAGAACATGCTGAAGCAGGGCGCGCTGCAGGAAGTGAAGGAAGAGATCCACAGCCTGCGGGACGTGATCTATCGAATCGCCACCAAGATGGATGTGCCCGTGTTCTCGGAGCCTTACAAGAGATGAGTGCTAGCGATGAACTGGCGCGGGACTTCCGTGCGGGCCTGGAACGGCTTGATTCTGCGTTGAGTCGCCTCAACGGCTCGTCCGCCAACGGCAACGTTGTTCGCCTAGAGGGTGCTGGCTCCGTCTGGAACGGGATCGCTATCGGCGTGGCTCTGGCGGGTGTGGTTATGGGTTCGGCGTGGATCGCCCACACGGCATCCAGTGCTGAGGTCGCCGTGCGCCAGGCTGAAGCCTACCGCGCGGCTGTCTACATGGTGGCTCCCAAGGCCGCTGAAGAGATCGAAAAGGAACTCCAGCGCAAGAAGGAGCGCGATAAGCCATGAGCAGCCCCACCCCGATCATTACCCCGCCGAAGCGAAACGCCAAGGCGAGCTTCCTGCCGCAGGGCCTGATGCCGATTCGCGACACCCTCAAGCACTACAGCACCTGGGCCCTGGCCGTCCTCGTTGCATCGCCAGACCTGTACCAGGCTGCCAACTCGCTCGGCATGCTGGCCGATGAGGCAATGCCCGAGGCGGTGAAGTGGTCCATCCGTGGCGTTGCCGGTATCGGCCTGATCGCCAAGTTCATCAGCCAGCGGAAGCCGCAGGCCTGAAATGAGCATCCTGTCCCGTGTCCTGCTGGGAGCTGTACTGCTCCTGGCGGGCATCGCCGTGTGGCAGCGCGGGACAGTGGCCCAGGCAGAACGCGCTCGGGACTACGCACAGACGGCCAAGGCAGTCGCAGAGCAGGAGCGCGACAACGCCCTTGCAGTGATCGCGGTTGAGCGCCAGCGGGTCAAGCGGGCCGAGGCAGTCGCTACCCAGTACGAGCAGGAGAAGGCAGATGCTGAATCGAAAGGCGCGGCTGTCGCTGATGGCCTGCGCTCTCGCGCTCTCCGGCTGCAAGACCGCTGGGCAGGCTGTGAGGCCCGAGTGTCCGACCTTGCCGCCGCCTCCGGCCAGCCTGATGGTGCCCCCGACGACCGAGCAGACAGTGCGGGCCGAATTGTTCGTGCCGCTGCCGCCTGTGACGCTCAAGTCCGTGGGCTCCAGGCCCTAATCCGTTCCGACCGAGAGGCTGTAACCCCGTGATCGTCGCCCAGACCTCCTATCAGGCCATCCGTGGTGCTGATGTGGCATGCCAATGCTGGCTGAGGGATGAGGCTGGCCGGGTGGACGCGTCTGGGCTGAGCCTGAAGGTTGAGGCAGTGTCCTATGGGCGCAAGCATGTCCAAGCAACCTGGCCCGCGACTGGTGACAACCAGGGGCGCGTTCAATTCACAGTCCCCAATGGGCACAAGCTCAATGGGGGCCTGTATCAGCTGAGGATCCGAGTCGAGCCGTCTGGCGAGCTGGCGAGCCTTGGCCTGTTGGAGATTGTGTAATGGTTGGCCGCCCAAGCGAGTACCGGCCGGAGTACTGCGCCAAGGTTATGGAGCTTGGCCGCGAAGGGAAATCGGTTGTCCAGATGGCCTGTGCCATTGACGTTGTGCGAGACACCCTCTACCAGTGGTCCAAGGATCACCCTGAGTTTTCCGACGCCTTTACGCGTGCGCGGCAACTTAGCCAGGACTGGTGGGAGACCCAAGCCCAATGCGGCCTGACAGCGGATCGGTTCAATGCATCCCTGTGGTCCCGCTCGATGGCGGCGCGCTTCCCTGAGGACTACCAGGAGCGCAAAGGGATTGAGCTGACCGGGTCCAATGGCGGCCCGGTTGAGGTTTCGGTAGAGGTGAAGAAGATCGTTGTAGCTGGCGTGGAGCCTGTCCGGGAATGAGTGAGCTGCGGCTGGAGGTCCCGGCTGCGATGCTCCCGTTCTGGACAGAGAAGCGCCGTCACAAGATCGCTCGAGGTGGCCGAGGCTCGGCCAAGTCATGGTCCATCGCCCGGATGCTCGCTACGCGCGGGATCATCCAGCCGACCCGATGGCTGTGCTGCCGCGAGACGCAGAAGTCCATCAAGGAGTCATCGCTCCGCTTGCTGGCGGACCAGATCCAGTCCTTGAACCTGGGGTACTACTACGACGTGCAGCAGCAGGCCATCAAGGGCCAGCCGGGCACGTCCGCGGCGGATAGCGAGTTTGCCTTTGCCGGCCTCAAGGAACACACGGCCGACTCGATCAAGTCCTATGAGGGATTTGATGGGGCTTGGATTGAGGAGGCCCATTCAGTGAGTGAGCGGTCAGCGACGGTGCTGATCCCCACCATCCGTAAGCCTGGGTCGGAGCTATGGTGGTCCTACAACCCTGAGCAGGAAGAGGACTACGTCCACCAGCTCGCGGCAATGGACGACCCGGACACGTTGGTCATCACGATCAACTGGCGCGACAACCCCTGGTTCCCATTGGAGCTGGAGAAGGAGCGGCAGAAGCTGCAGCGGATCAACTCTGACTTGTACCAGCACGTCTGGGAGGGGCAATGTCGGAGTGCTGCGGGGCTGATGTTCAAGCGCGACTGGTTCCAGTTCTACGACGTGCTGCCGAGTCGCCTGAACCTGTACTTGGCAAGCGACTACGCGGTCACCCCGGACGGTGGCGACTTCACCGAGCACGGGGTCTGGGGGCTGGCGTCGACCGGCGACCTGTATGCGGTTGACTGGTGGTATGGGCAGACGGATCCGGCCGCGTGGATCGATGCGTGGATCGGCCTGGTCGGACAGCACAAACCGCTGGCGGCCTTTGAGGAAAAGGGCGTGATCCTGCGGGCGGTCGAGTCATCGATCACCAAGCGGATGCGCGAGATGCAGACATTTGTTCGCCGCGTCCCTCTGGCATCGGCGGGCAGCAAGGCAGAGCGGGCCCTGGGTTTCGCCGCCCGCGCATCGGCGGGGACTGTCTACCTGCCACGCCTTCCCTGGGCAGTGAGGCTGCTGAATCAGCTCTGTGCGTTCAACGGCGAGGACGGCCGTCAGGACGATGGCGTCGATGTATGCAGTCTGATCGGGCGCGGACTGGACTCCATGGCAAACGCCGCACCGGAGGAATCCGGCAGGCAGAAGCGCCGCATGCGCGACTACGACATCAACCACGACGAACCTGACAGCTGGAAGACTGTATGACCGAGAGCGACAACCAAATCGGCCATGCCGAGCTGCTACAGCAGTTCAGGGAGGCCGACGACACGTCACACACGGCGCGGGAGCTGTCTGAGCGTGATCGTGACTACTACGATGGCAAGCAGCTATCTGGAGAAGAGATCGAGGCGCTGAACAAGCGTCGTCAGCCGCTCGTCGTCAGCAACCGCATCGCGCCCAAGATCGACGCCCTGATCGGGCATGAGAAGCGCATTCGGACCGATCCGCGCGCCTATCCCCGCACCCCGAAGCATGAGGCTGAATCCGAGTCGGCAACTGACTCGATCCGCTACGTGTGCGATGCAAACCGGTTCAGCCAGATCCGATCCAGCGTGGCTGAGAACCTCTTTATCGAAGGCGCTGGCGGCGCGACGGTGACGGTCAAGGCAAACGGTGACGCGCTGGATGTGGTCATCAGCAACGTTCCCTGGGATCGGTTCTATTGGGATCCTCACAGCAGAAAGCGCGACTTTTCGGACGCGTCCTATCTGGGTGTCGTGCTGTGGATGGACGAGCAGGAGGCCGTTGCCCTGGCAGGTCCGGACGCTGACCGGTCCGACGTGGAGCTGATCATCCAGGGTTGTTACAGCAGCGCCGCCAGCAGTGGCGATACCTTCGACGACCGCCCGCAGTTCGTTTGGGGCGACCTCAAGCGCCGCCGTGTCCGCGTCCTGCAGCACCGATTCAAGCGCAACGGGGAATGGCACACCGCAATCCTCTGCGGCGGCGGGTTCCTGCGTGATCCCCAGGTTTCGCCATATGTGGACGAGAAGGGCATCCCGCAGTGCGATTTGATCGGGACGTCCGCCTACATCGACCGCGAGAACAATCGATACGGCGTGGTGCGCCGGATGATCTCCCCGCAGGACGAGATCAACAAGCGCCGGTCCAAGGCGTTGCATCTTCTGAACAGCCGACAGGTTATCGCGGAGAAGGGCGCTGTTGAAGACCGGGAGCAGGCCCGCCGTGAGATGGCTCGGCCTGACGGCTACGTCGAGGTCAATGGCGGCATGCGGTTTGAAGTAGCTGACGGCATCGCGTTGGCGGCCGGCCAGTTCAATCTGCTGCAGGAGGCGAAGGCCGAGATCGACGCCAGCGGCGTGAACCCTGCAATCGAGGGCGACGCCAGCGCCCCGAGTGGCCGCGCCCAGGAAATGATGATGGCCTCTGGCCTCGCCGAAATGGCGGGCGTGTTTGAGGCGCTACGGGACTGGAGTTGGGAGGTCTACCGCCAGGTATGGTTCCGCATCCGGCAGTACTGGACCGACGAGAAATGGATTCGGGTCACCGATGACGAGCGGAATATGCGCTGGGTGGCAATCAATCGACCGATGACCCAGGCCGATCTGATGATCGAGCAGGCCAAGCAGTCGGGGCAGCCGCTCAGCCCACAGGAAATCGCACAGCTGCGCGCCGATCCGATGATGCAGCAGGTATCTATCCAGAACCCGCTGGGCGAGCTCGACGTGGACCTGATCCTTGAGGACGGGCCTGACTCGGTCAACCTGCAGAGCGAGCAGTATCAGTCGCTGATCGATCTCAAAAAGGCAGACCCTGCATCCATCCCGACGCGGATGATCATCGAGGCATCAAGCCTCCGGAACAAGGATCAGATCCTTGAGCACCTGGACAGCGGCGGCATCCCGCCCCAGGTCCAGCAGCAGATGCAGGAAATGAAGCAGGCGCTACAGCAGGCGCAGCAGGCTGTGCAGGAATCTGAGCAGAAGGCTCAAGAGGCGCAGGCTGAAAACGCCATCAAGGTGGCCGAGCTGCAGCTAAAGCAACAGGAGCTTTCCATCCGGCAGGAGGAGCTTGGCATCGAGAGATACCGAGCCGAGACAGAGCGAATCACGGCCATGAGGCCGGATCCAGACCCCCAACAGACCCCGCCTCCGAGCGGGGTTTTTGTTGGCTGAGGTTTGCCCCTACGGGCAGCGGACGCGCACGCATTGGCGCGAATCGTGACGACGGCGGACGGTCGATAGGAGTGATCCATGAGCAACGAGAACCGCGATTTCCTTGATGAACTGGTGACTGCCGAGCAGGCCGCGCCCACCACCGAAGCCGCAGAGGCTGACCAGGGCGAGCAGCAAGAGCAGCAGCAGACGGTCGAGCAGGTACAGCAGCCGGAAACCCCGGCGCCCGAGGCGACGACGGCCACGGAAGTCAAGGAGCCGCAGACGGTTCCGCTTGCTGCCATGAAGGCAGAGAGGGAGAAGCGGCAGAGGGCCGAGGCTGAGCGAAAGGAGCTTGAACAGCAGCTCCAGGAGATCCGCCAGCAGCATCAGGCACCAGCACCCAGCTACTACGAGGACCCCGAGGGCTACTTGGCCCGGGCACAGAACGCCATCGAGCAGCGGGCGACCGCACGGCTCAATGCCGCACTTGAAGCCCAGGCACGGGAACAGTACTCGGATTACGAAGAGAAGATGGGCGTTGTAATGGAACACGCGCAAGGAAATCCGGCCATCGTGCAGGAGATCATGACCGCGCCAAACCCAGCAGTTGCGGCCTACAAGATGGGTCAGCGCCTAATGGAGTTCCAGCAGATGCAGGACCCCGAAGCCTATCGCGCAAAGATCGCGGCAGAGGTTCGTGCCCAGATCGAGGCCGAGAACAAGGCCAAGGCCGATCAGCGCCAGAAGGCCGCCAGCGAAATCCCTCCTGACCTATCCCAAGCCCGGAACACGCGGGGCGAGTTCGCCCCGAAGTCCGACGTATTCAACGAGCTATTCAAGGGGTAACAGGAAATGACCAATACCACCATCTCCGCCGCCGTTCGCGCCAAGCAGTGGGACGACAACTTCTTCATGGAGTATGTCCGTGCCAATCGCTTCAAGCGCTACATGGGCACCAGCGAGAACAGCATCATCCAGGTCAAGAACAACCTGACCAAGAAGAAGGGTGACGCGATCACCATCAATCTGGTCGGCGCCCTGGATGCCGATGCTGGCCCGAACACCGGCACCACCACCCTGGTGGGCAACGAAAAGGCCCTGCCGAACGACGGCCACAAGGTGACCATCGGCGTGGTCCGTGACGCCACCGTGGTCAACGTCGAGGAAGAGCAGGCTTCTGCCTTCGATGTCCGCGACGCCGGCCGCCAAGCGCTCAAGGATCTGTCCATGCGCTACCTGCGCAACGACATCATCAAGGCGCTTGGTTCGGTTCAGGGCGTTCCGTACGCCACTGCCACTGCAACCCAGAAGAACAACTGGAACGTGGCGAATGCGGATCGTGTCCTGTATGGCGATGCGGCTGCAAACTACAACGCAACCCATGCGACGGCGCTGAACAACGTTACCGCTACGATGCGCTTGGACCGCGACACCGTGTCGCTGATGCGCCAGTTCGCGCAGGAAGCCGAGACCGTCAACGGCGACGGCATCCGCCCGTTCACCTATGGCGAGGACGAAGAAACCTACGTCATGTTCGTCAACTCGCGTGCGTTCCGTGACCTCAAGAAGGATCTTGAGACCGTGCACAAGGACGCCCGCGAGCGCGCCCTGAGCAATCCGCTGTTCACCGGCACCACCTCGCTTTACTGGGATGGCGTTGTGATCCGCGAGATTCCGGAGATCGGCAACTTCAACAACACCGCTACCACCCCGATCCCGGTCGCACCGATCTATCTGTGCGGCGCCCAGGCTCTGGCCGTGGCGTGGGCCATGACCACCAAGACGACCCTGCGCAAGGAAGACGACTACGGCTTCCAGTATGGCGTTGGCTTCATGGAGCTGCGCGGTGTCGAGAAGGTGCTGTGGGGTCAGGGCACCACTGGGGCGAAGGACTGGAGTGTTGTCACCGGCTTCGTTTCGGCCCCGGTCGCAGCGGCGTAACGGTTGGGAGTATGGGGCGGCGGGTTGTCCGTCGCCCCTCTTTTTCGGAGATAGCATGGCCACGTATAGCCGCGAAGAACTGGTGCGGCAGGTCCTGCTGCGCCTTGGCGTTCTTGACGCTGACGAAGCTCCCGAGGCTCGGGACGCTGCTGACGTTGGCCGAATGGCTCAGACGGTGATGGAAGACCTCTACACCGAGGGCAAGCTGCCTTTCGACATCGAAGGGAACATCCCTGCGCGCTACTTGACCCACCTGAGCTACATCATCGCCGAGCCCCTAGTAGCTGACTACGGCGCTCTTGCGCGTGAGGCGACGATTGCACGGCATGCAGAGACGGGGCGTAAGGCTATCAATCGCCTGAACGCGACCACCTATCAAGGCGCTGTTGTGCCTTCGGACTACTTCTGATGCGCGCCAATCCCGTTGACCTTATCGGCGGCGTCTACAAGGACGACAGCCTGCCTTGGTCGTGCCAGGACACGGTGAACTGGCTGCCGGTGATGGCCGAGGTTGGCGGCACCCGCACGGTGTCGAAGTTCTCCACGCCGCCCGGGTTGAAGCCGTATCAGCGCATCGGTGGTGGCCCGATTCGTGGCATGCACGACTGTGAAGGGCTGCGGCTGATTGTTTCGGGCCGGATCCTGTATCGCATTGGCCCGGATGGCATCGGCGTGCCGCTTGGCACGATCCCTGGCGTTGGCCGCGTCCAGATGACGCACAACCAGTCCAGTACCGGCTATCAGGTGCTGGTGGAGAACGGGCAGGGCGGTGGCGGATATGTCTACAACACGGTAGACGGGACGTTCGTCAAGATCACGGATGAGGGTTATCCGGGGTCTATCTCGTCGGACTACCTCGACTCGTTCCTGCTTGGCGTGGAGCCGCAGGGCCGCTTCTGGTTCCACTCCAATCTGGCTGATGCGACCGACTACAACACGCTGGACCGGTATGAGGCTGAGGCATCGCCCGACCGGATCATCGGCCTGGCGGTAAGCCAGTTCGAAGTAGTGGTGTTCGGTCAGCGTACTATTGAGTTCTTCTTCAATTCCGGCGCGCAGACTGGCACCTTCCAGAACCGGCGTCAGTCGATCACCCGTGGCTGCGCCTCGCGCCACACTATCCAGAAGCTGGACAACACGCTGTTCTGGCTGGGCGATGACGGTGTCGTCTATCGACTGAATGGTTACCAGCCTCAGCCTGTGTCGACCCGAGCGCTGGAGAAGTCTTTCGCTGAGTCCAACTGGTCTGAGGCTATCGCCCACGTTTGGGAGGATCGCGGCCACAAGGTCTATTACCTAACCTTCCCGGACGGCCAGTCCTACGGTTACGACGTGATCACCGGCCTGTGGCACCGCCGCCAGTCCTTCGGTCTGGACCGCTGGCGCCTGAACCACACGATCAAGTGGGGGCGCGATTGGTACGGCGGCGACTACCAGAGCGGGCGCATCTGGCAGCTGGATTGGGACTACTTCCTGGAGGGCGATCAGCCCATCGTCAGCGAGCGCGTCTCGGGCGTCATCGCGGACAACCAGAGTTCGCTGGTCATCCCGAATGCCGAGCTGATCTTCGACACCGGGCAAGGCCCTGGCACCACGCCTATCGTATTCCCGCCGCAGCCAACCGCACCGACCGTCACCGGCTCGGCCCCGGATGGGTTCGTCAACTTCCCGTACACCTACACCTATACCGCCACAGGCGGCACTGGCGCGCGCACGTTCTCGATCCATTCGGATACGGGCGGCACGGTCCCGGGCGTCACCATCAACCCGACCACGGGCGTCGCCACGTTCAGCGCAGCGGCTGCAGGTACAGCCAGGTTCTACGTCCGCGCCACCGACTCGCTGGGCATCTGGGGCGAGGTCTACGACACGATCCAGATCGCGGACCGGTTGCCGTTCCTGGATATGGCTGCTGCATTCTCTGGTGTATCAGTTGCGGCGCTGCACTATGACTCGCTCACCAAGATCGTTACGCGAGAGGCGTTCGCCAACGTATCCGGGGGCGCAACTGTGATGGGGGCCGCTGTTGTCGGTGACGTTTACCTTTCGGCCAATCTTGCGTCGCCATATGTCGCCGCATGGAAGCGAAGCGGCGCAATAATGACGGCCATGGCAGCTCCAGCATCTCCGCCAACTGGCGCCGCCCAGACAATTTCGTCGTTTGGGGATGTTGTGTTCGTCGGACATTCCACTGCGCCATACATCTCAGCGTATCGAATCAACCAAACGACCGGCTTCGCCAGTAAGTTCGCAGCTCCTGCCAGTCCTCCGCCCGATACTGTGTATGGTGTGAAGATGCACCCTAGCGGCCAGTATGTTGTGGTAACCACAGCGCTGCCGCCCTATGCCATCGTCTACCGTTGGGACAACACCACCGGGTTTGGAGCAAGGCTAACTTCTCCAAGTCTCAATGGCTGGTCAACTGGCATCGCTTTCAATGAGTCCGGAACTCACGTGGCCATTGCGAGCTACTCGAGGCCGAGCGCTCGCCTTTTCCAGTGGTCGGACGGATTTGGGGCCCCAGCTGGAGCAATGCCAGAGAATGTCGGCTCTGTCGCAGTAGCGCTTTCGGATAAGGCTGGGCTCTTCATTGCGGGCTCCGAAAGCGGGGGCGGAAACGCACGCGTGTACCGATGGAGTGCATCAACCGGGATCGGCGCACTTGTACCTAACCCTCCAAACTTCGTCTCCGTGGTTCGTTCCATTGCCATCTCCTCGGATGGCAAGGTTGTCGCGCTGACATCCACCGGAAACGACGGTGTCGGTCTTTGTGAATGGGACAAGGACACAGGCGTTCTGTCGTCGCCCTCAAAATATGGGGCGTCCGCTGGCATCTCCGTCCAATTCAAGGCATAGCCATGGCCGACACAGATCACTTTGTAGAGGTCTGCTACAGCAAGGACGGCGGCAGTAACTGGAGCAACTGGAAGCGCCGAGACCTGGGGGCGGTTGGTCGGTATGAAGAACGCATCCGTCTTCAGCGTCTTGGTCATGGGCGTCAGTGGGTGTTCCGCATCCGTGTTTCCTCGCCCCGAAAGCATGACCTTCTCGGCGCTGTGCTGACCACTGAGCCGACCGACGACTGATGAAGATCTCTACCGATCCATGCTTCCTGCAGGAAGTCATGGATCACCCCGCCGTGCGCCCGTGGATTGCTCCGGATGGCGTGGATGGGCCGTTGCCGCTGTCCGCGATCTTCGATCAGGGCATTGGCATTGAGTTCGATGGCGGCGGGTTTTTCTTCCACCGCCTCGGCGACGGTGTAGTTGAGGTCCACACGATGTTCCTGCCGGGCACCAAGGGCGTGGCTGGTTTCTGTGCGCAGGCGGCGGAGTACCTGTTCTGCGGGACGGAGGTCACCAAGATCGTGACCAAGGTTCCTCTGGACAACATCCCAGCCATGCGTCTTACCGAGCGCGTCGGGTTCCGCCTGGACTACATCGCCGAGAAGGCATTCCAGCGCGGTGGCGTGGCCCACGACGTGAAGCACTACAGCTGGGACATAGACCTCTGGGTTCGCGGCACAGAGGGCCCTCTGTGGGCTCTCAGGCGCTGCTGCGATCTGGACAACAGGAACAAAGGGCTGCGGCTGGCGTATCGCTGGGCCGTGACGAACGACGACTACTCGGTATTGGAGAGCTGATATGCCTGCTGCAGACGCAATTGTAGGAGCTGTCGGTAGCCTCGCTGGCGGCAAGATGCAGGCCGATGCGGCTGGCCGAGCCGGCGACGCGGCGACGAACGCCTCCCGTGACGCCATCAATGCCCAGGTGGCGATGTACAACCAGAGCAGGGCTGACACGCTTCCGTATCAGGTGACAGGTACTGGCGCGCTGAACCTTCTGGCACAGATGTACGGCCTGCCGACCTATTCGGCGCCGATCTCGGGCGGGATCCAGATCACCCAGCCCGAGCCGGCCAGCCTGCAGTTCTCCACTGGCGGCGGAACTGGCAACGCGCTGGCAGGTGGCGGAACGCTCAATCAGGGCACCGGCACGCCTGATTTCAGCATGTTCTACCAGACGCCCGACTACCTGGTTGCCCGGGATGAAGGCATCAATGCCCTCGACCGTGGCGCCTCTGCGCGAGGTGGCCTGTACTCCGGTGGTGCCGATGCCGACCGCATGACCTTCGCGTCCAATCTTGGGTCGAAGGCTTTCGGCAACTTCCAGAACAACCTTTTCCGCCTCTCTGGCCTGGGCAGCAACGCAAACAGCGAGCTGAACAGCCTGGGGCAGAACACTGCTGGCCAGATCGGCAACCAGCTTGCCAACGCAGGCAACGCCCGCGCGTCGTCCTTCCTCAATCAGGGGCAGGCATGGAATAACGCGCTGGCCGGTGTCGGCGGCGCAATCGGTGACTACTGGTCCACTCGGAGGGGCTAATGGCAAATTTCTACGAGGCTTTCGCGCAGGGCCAGGCAAACGGGCTTGAGCGTCAGAAGGCCATCACCCAGCGCAACATGCTGGCCGAGCTGCAGCAGATCGGGCCCCAGGTCATCGCTGGCGACCTTGCCGCGACGGACCGCGCCTATGCGCTTGACCCGCAGCGGGCCCAGGCTTTCCAGGCTGAGGGCAATCGCCAGCAGCAGCAGCTTTTCGGCCTCGCCAAGTCCCTGAAGCAGGCGGCGGCGAATCCGCAGATGCAGGCGGGTATCTACCGCTCCGCAGTCCCGTTCCTCAAGCGCAGTTTCGGCGCAGAGATCCCGGACGAGTTCGACGCCGCCTCGGTCATGCCGATTGTCGATCAGGTGCTGGCAGTGGCTCAGAATGCCCCGAGCATGGGCGTCGGCGGCAATGTCCAGTCCACCTACATCGATGGCAACGGCAACCGTGTCGCCATCCTCCGCGATGGCTCGCAGCGTGTGCTGGGCCCGAACAACGCATCGATCCGGGTCATGGAACAGGAGGGCGCATTGCCCTATGGCGTGGTCACCTCTGGTGGCCGTCCTGGCGCCGTGGTGGATATTGGCGGCGGCCAGGCTCCCATGCAGGGCGCCACCGGTCAGTACACCATCGACCCAAGTCTGCCGCCCGAAGTCCAGCAGCAGATCCGCGCCGCTGAGGCAGCAGGCCAGCAGGTTCCATCCAACATGGTCCTACCGGCGCGCTCTGGTCCGGTTCGTGTCCCCACCTCGGCGGAGAAGGCAGCAGCGAGCGAAGCTGGGCGCCTATCGGTTCAGCAGCAGTACCTGCCGCAGGAACTGGCGGCACGCACCCAGGCCGCTCTAGCGCAGGAGGCTGGGAAGCTTCAGGTTCAGCAGCAGGGAGAGCGCAATGTGGCTGGTGCTACTAAGCTGAGGGACGCTCAAGAAACCCTGGACGTTCTCAACGAGGCTTTCCCTTTGCTGGATGTTGCAACGGGAAGCGGGCTTGGCGCTGCCCGAGATGCCGGAGCAGCGTTCTTTGGACGTGCCACCGACGGCGCAAGGGCGAATGCCTCTCTGCGGGTGTTGGCTACGAGGCTGACCGCCAAGGTTCCTCGTTTTGAAGGCCCGCAGTCGGACAAGGACGTTGCCGAGTACAAGGCGGCGGCCGGTGACCTTGCGAATGAAAAACTACCTGTTGAGATCAGACAGGCTGCAGGACTGACCCTGCGCAGGCTTAGCCAGAAGGCAATTTCCCAGGCGCAGTCCGGCAGTCGCGAGCAGGGCGCCCAGCGCACCATCGTCCGCCGAGGCACCTCCAACGGGCGCCCGGTAGTCCAGTACAGCGACGGGACCATCGAATATGGCAATTGATCCGGCCACCATCGTCTGGGACGACGAGCCGCAGCAGGCGACGATGCAGCAGCCCCAAGCAGCCTCCATCGACCCCAGCACGATTGTCTGGGACGACGAGCCAGCAGGCGGCGATCAGGCCCTGAACATCGATATTGTGGGGGGCACAAGGGAGAGTGATGTCGGTCGAGGAGCCATTCCTAGTCCCACCGACAACATGAGCGGCCTCGACCGATTCCGCGCCGGCATCGGCAAGTCGCTGGTGGATACCTACGAGGGCTTGAAGCAGGCCGCTGGTGATGCAGGATCGGGCCCGCTACTTGCCCTGCAGCAAGGCACCATCGGCGCTCTGCGAGGTGACGGCCTGCTGGAAAGCGGCCTTGTTGCGTTGTCGCAGCTTGGTGCAGAACGTAAGCGCTTGCGGGACGAGCAGGCGGACCGGCGGCAGACTGACAAGGCGCTGCTTGATACTGGCGCTGGCATGAGCGGGAACATCCTTGGGACCCTGGCGCAGATCCTTGGCCCAGGTGTCGCAGCCCGTGGCACTGCTGCGGCCAATGCTCTACTGCCCAGCACCGTGCGCGGGAACGCCCTGCAGGGCCTGACCATCGGCGCTTTGCAGCCGGTCGCCTCGGAGAATGAGCGTGTTGGGAACGCGCTATTGGGCGGAGTGGGCGGCGGCGCTGGCGCTCTCGCGGCAAAGGGCGCGGGTGCTGCTCTGAACACGGGCCGAAACCTGCTGGCACGCACCGGCCTCAATGCCACCGACCGGCAGGCAGGAAACGTTCTGGCACGTGAGGCGACCAACCCGAACAGCCTTACTATCACGCAGTCGGCAGTTCCTGGCGTTCAGCGGACCTTGGGCGAGGCCAGCGGCGACTCAGGCCTGATGGCGCTGGAACAAACCATGCGCGCACGAAGCCGCGGTGCTTTTGAGCCGCTGGACCTGCGCAACAACGCTGCCCGTGTTCAGCAGCTGCAGAATATCGCCGGAACCGAGGGCGACATGGCAGCGGCTGAAGCTGCGCGCGAGAGTGTGATCGACACTGCATTGCAGAGGGCAATGGCGGAGGGTCGCCAGTTTGAATCCTCATTGGAGCAGGCCAACCGTTCGTTGACCGCCTCCCAGAGGCTGCAAGGCGAGGATGTTTCAGAGGGCCTACGTAACCTTCGCCTTATGGCATCCCGTATGTCGTCTGAGTATGCCCCGCGCCCGAGCGTTCAATCTGCGATCAACGACGTTGGCCGGGCTCTTGATTCCGCAGGCGAGTCGGTTGGGTCGCTGTACCTGGTCCGGCAGTACATTGGGGACCTCTTGCAGGGCAAGGCTGGCGCCGACAAGAGTTATGCGCGTGCAGCTTCCCGAGAACTGATGCAGCTTCGTGAGGCGTTGGACAGCGAGCTGGCAAACCGTGCGCCTAGCTTTCCCGAATACCTCGCCGCCTACCGCAATGCCTCCAAACCAATCAACCGCATGGAAGTTGGTCGAGAGATTCTCTCTCGCTCATCTAGCACTGCGCAAGACCAGCTCGGCAACCCGATCCTTACGCCGTCGGGCGTGTCGCGCTCGACCAACGATCTGGATGCCATCGCCGCCAAGGCCACTGACTTCAAGAAGGCGAGGGCTGCTGACATCCTGACTGCCGATGACCTGGCATCGCTGCGCGCGATTCAGGACGACATGCAGAGGGTTGCCCAGCGTAGCCGGTCGGCGACAGCCGGTAGCCAGACTGCGGAACGGCTGAGCATCGGCGAGAGAGCCGCTGTGCGTGGCGTTGGCAGCCGGCTGCCTTGGTTTGGGCCACTCTTCGAGCATTTCGAGCAGCAGGCTAATCAGCGCCTATCGGAGCGACTGGCCTATCTGATGGCGAATCCGTCTGAGGCTCAGCGAGTGCTGGCGGCGCTTCCCAAGGAGGATGCCAGCGTGGTCCGCAAGTCGCTAAACCAGCTCGCGCTGGCAGCTGGTCGTTCGGCTCAGCCCTCGGGCGATTAGAAGTAGCGATCCTTGGTAAGGAATTCGCGCCACTTCTGACTAGGGATCAGCCAGCGGACCAGGGCATTGCCTCCCTTGATGGCTAGAAGCCAGTAGGCGAGGACGAATAGCGGTGCGATGAGCAGTTTCAGGCCGATGGCGTAGAGCCAAGTCATGACGACACCTGTGGATATCTGGCCCGAATCCTACCACCCAAATGTCAATGGCGCTGATCTTAGATATCCACAGGATTGCCCATCACTAAGAGGCGCTGTCTATCGCTAGCATTTACGTAGCGGTGAGCGTGATTGAGCATGCCGACCCTTAGAAACGGCGAAGGGCCACCAGGTGCGAACTGGTGACCCTTCATTGATCCACACGTGTCTGCACCACGGAGGACTATGAGCAATCGTACACCGAAAACCCATGTTGGAGTTAAAGGAAACATGACGGCGAAAGGCGCTGATCGTGTGGGCCTCGTCCTGGCCTTCACGGCAATGCTAGCCGTGGCCCTTTCTGGGGCTGCCCTGATTGTGTGGGCAGCCTCCTAGCCAGCGGCTAACAACCTGAACACCCGAAGCCCCGCCTTGAGCGGGTTTTTTTATGCCCGAAGCCCGCCCAGCGCGGGCTTTTTCTTTGGGAGAGCCCATGACCAGCCCGTTCTACAACCCCGCTCCGATCTTCCTGGACAACACCGGGAAGCCGGTGGCCGGAGGGTTCCTGTACTTCTATGAATCGGGGACCACAACGCCGAAGTTGACATGGTCAGATGAAGCTCTGACGATCCCAAACCCGAATCCTGTCCCCCTCGACAGCGCTGGCCGAGCCAACAACAACATCTGGATCAAGGGCAGCTATTCGGTCCGGTTGACGGACAGCCTCGGCGCCATGATCTGGACCCGGAATGTCAGCGACGGCTCTACCGGTCAGGCCCAATTCCCCCCCATGGAGTCGGGCAAGTTCCTGACCAATGACGGTTCGGCCTACCTGTGGGACGACGTGCGCCAGGTTCCGGACCCGACTGGCTCGGCCAACAAGATCCTCAGCACCGACGGCTCCAACCTGATCTGGATTGCCCAGCAGGCTATCCCGGCCTCTAATGCCTCATCGGGGGCTGGGTTCCTGCGAATCGGGGACTACATGCTCCAATGCGGCAAGTCCCAGTGCCCGGCCACTGGCACGCCTGCCACCTCGACCACGGTGACGATTCCTGTGGCCTACACACAGACCCCGTTCGTGGTGGCCACGGTCGGAACCTTCCCGTTCTACACGCCGTCATGGGGTGGTGCTGGCGTCATCATGGCCAGGCCGTCCAGCCTCAACTCCATTGAGGTCCAGATGCACGGCAACGCTGGCACGATCAACAGCGAAACCATCGTGGTGGCACCCATCGACTTCTGCTGGTTTGCGTTCGGCAAGGTGACCTAAGCATGCCGACTCCTGCGGAACAGCCGCGCTTTTCGGAGCCGGTAGTTGACCAGCGAGGCTACGTCACCAGGGCATGGGCCGACTACTTCCTGCGCATGGCCAGTGCGCAGAGCAGCGACGACCTACGCCAGCTCTATGAGGCATTGGCAGCCCGGGTGGCCGAGCTGGAAGACGGCCAGCTGGCCTCGTTCCAGATCCTAGGCCCGCAATCGGTGATCGTGCAGGGCGTCCCCAGCAATGGGGTGGTGATCCTGTCCCTGCTGGGCGACAACCCGACGCCTGGCAGCACTACCTACTACGGCACCGGCCCGGATGGCATCAAGGGCTGGCATCCGGTGGCTGAAACCATCACGGTCATGGCCGGCGACCTGGTCAAGACGGTCAGCCCGCAGGGCGTGATTACCCTTGGGCTGGCGAATGTGGCCGACTCAGGAGCTGGTGCGCTGCTGGCTACCACGTTCGACGGCAAGGGCCGGAAGACGGGCAGCAAGGCCGCCACGATCACCGGCACCGCCCAGCAGATCGACGTGGCAAACGGCAATGCGGCGGCAGGACTGCCCACTCTGTCCTTGGCGGCTGAAGTTCTGGCCTCGCTGGGGAAGGCCGACAGCGCCGTGCAGGAGGTCCGCCCGGGCATGAACGTCACGGTGGACAACACCGACCCGCGCAGGCCGATTGTGTCGGCGACTGCTGGTGGGTTTGTGCCCTACGACATCCCTACCGGGCAATCGTTTCTGGTGCCGCTTAACCAGCAGGCGCTGTTCACCCTACCCATCAACCTCGGCGACGGGTCCAGCATCGTTCTGGACGGCGCGCTGGTGGAGGTTTCGTAATGCTGACCATGCTCAGGCGGCTGGCGTCGCTGGTGCCAACTCCCGCCACCAACAAGGTGACGCTGTTCGTAAGCGACACCGGCATCCCGTCGTACAAAGATGACGCCGGCCTGGTCACGCCGATGAGCGGCCAGCCGATCCCAGCCGGCTACATCGATGGCCTGAAGATGGAGTGGGTGTCTGGCACGCAGATGCGTTTCACCAGTGGCTCGGCATACATCCCGTCGCTGGGGCGAGCGCTGGCACTGACGGCAGCGTTGACGAAGTCGCCGTCGTTGGCGGCCAGTACCTGGTATCACGCCTACCTCTACAGCAACGCCGGAACGCCTGATGTGGAGGTGACAACCACGGCGCCGGATACCCCGTATAGCGGCGCCGCGCGCGCCAAGACCGGCGACACCTCGCGACGCTATATCGGTAGCTTCCGAACGATGGCCTCCGGGGCAATCGCCAAGTTCACTCACGACCTGGCTTCGGCGGCGATCAACTATCTGGAAGATCTGAACGCGACTCCATTTGCAGTGGTTGCAGGCGGTACGGCGACGACGCCCACGACCGTTGCCTGCAGTGCCATCGTCCCTGTGACGTCCAAGCGCGTGAAATTTCTGGCGAACAACAACGCAACCAACCAGTTCGTCTTCATGTCCAACTCGGAGGCCGTGAACACATTGAGCGCCTCTAACTGGATGTCGCTGATCGCAATCGGCAGCTCGTTCTATGCGGAGTTCCCATTGGATTCAAGTCAGAATTTCAACTACATGTACGGGGGCGCCCCCACGGGCGGCCAGGTATTCATCCGCGCTGTAGGGTACGTCTATGAGCGCTGAAGGCTATGCGGTCTCCGAAATCGGGTATCGGGCCATCTCCCCGGGCGCTCCACTCGCACCTGGGGAAACCCTGATGGAGGCGTTGCCAGCGCCGCTGTTGACGCGAATCAAGGCCGAGCAGATGAAGACCGAGCGCAGTCATCGTTTGCGGGCCAGCGACTGGACGCAAATGGCGGACGCGCCGATCACCGCGCTTGAAAAGGTGGCGTATCAGGCCTACCGGCAGGCGCTGCGTGACCTCCCGAGCCTGCCAGGTTTCCCGAACGTGGCATGGCCAGTTCCTCCAGCCCTCAGCGACGGAGCCGCCAGCGGCGCGGAGATCCCAGTCACGCCGTGATGGCTACTGCACTTGCTGCAGCAGATCCTCGCGGTTGTTCCGGGGTGTGTTCACCGCGCGGCTGACGCGGTAGGCCTCCATCGCCGGTGGTTCGCTGGCCAGCAGCATGGCCATGGCGTCGTCGGGGCTGGCGGCCATCCACTCATCGATCTGGCCGACCTGCAGCCACACTGGCATGCGGTCGTGGATGTCGGCCGATACGCCGCTGCTGTCGCCGGTGATGATGGTGAAGGTGCCAAGGTTGCCGTCGGGCAGAAGTGGGCTGGTGTCCTCCCACAGGCCAGCGGCCAGCAGTGGCCCGGTGGCGTGGATGAACCACGGATCCTTCTTGCCGTCCTCGGGGTTCACTGACCACTCGTAGTAGCCGGCCATGGGGATCACGCAGCGGCGCTTCTTGAACGCCGACCGGAAGGCCGGCTTGGTGGCCACGGTCTCGATGCGCGCATTGATGGTCGAGCCCTGCAGGCCCTTGGCCTTGGCCCAGAAGGGCAGCAAGCCCCACGCCAAGCGGGTGACCTGCCGGCCTTCGCCACGGTCCAGGATCACCGAGGCGCGCAGCGTCGGTGCCAGGTTGTAGCTGGGCTGGATCTCGGCCAGGCCGGGGGCAAGGTCAGCCAGCCCCGGCTGGCCGAAGTCGATCACGGGGAGCTGGACGAATCGGCCGCACATGGCCGAAGGGTAGCCCGGCCGGCCGTGGCCGGCGCGTGATCCCGAACGGTTCAGCCGGTGAACGATCCCTTGTCGCAGCCTTTGCGACGGCCGGTCGTATCCTTCCGGGCATGCTTCCTTCGCACGGCTACCAAGGTTTCCGCACCGCCCCGATCCCCTCTGGCTGGGTCCAGACCGGGGAGCGCTGGGCGCTCTGGTACAACGGCCGGGAAACGGCGAACGTCACGCTCGATGGCGGCCCTGGCGTCCGGCTGTGGATGGAGGGCCAGAAGATGTGGCACACCAAGGAAGCGCGCGCCGCCAACGTCCGACAGGCGAAGCGCTACGCCGAGCGCTGGTGCGCCGCCAGGCTGTATCCCGAGCTTCCGCTGCGTGAGGCCGTCGCCCGGCTGACCGACAGCACGCCGATCCAGTTGCCCCCGCCACTGCCCGGTCTGCCGCCGACGCGCGAGCAGCAGCAACAGGCTCGGCGCCTGGCTGAGGCCGGAGCGAAGGAGATCGAGCGGATCAAGGCGGCGCTGGAGCCGCGCAAGCCGCCTGCAGAAACGAAGCCCCGAGCGAGGGATGTCCGCAGCAAGGCGTGGGTGAGTGCAGGGCTGCGGCAGCTACGGCGCGGCGTTTGA